CCTCACCAACCAAACACGTGAAACATTCACTTACCAAGATTTACCATTATACCACAACAGAAATGACCAACCAACATACAATATCTCAATTACCAAAAGAGTCAAAAATCACACCTCATCACATTTCATTATCTAAATTCCATGGTTCACAACATAACGGCAATAAATTAATCACATCATATCTTAAAGCAACTCAACTTAAACCCGTCCCATTCAATGAAGATCTTTTCCTTGAATGTTTCGAAGCCTGTGAAAGAACCTGGCTCTCAGGTAAAACCATCAAACAATTAAGACGAATAGATACCATTAACGAACCTGATTGGGACCCATTATTCACAAAGTTATTTCTAAAAGGCCAAACAGTTCGTAAACTGGGTGCTATTCAGGCAAATGCTAAACCCGGTCAAATTGTCACTACATTCCCTTTATCATCTATCTTTTATGAAGCCCCATTCGCCAAATACATTGAAAAACAACTAGAAATACATCTCCCCAAAAACATTTACATTCACTGCTCCAAAACCCCTAAACAATTTGATGAATGGTACCAAAATCACTGGGTTCCCAATATAGATAATACTGGTACAGATTATATATCTTGGGATACTGGTAATGATGCTCCATTTCTTCATTTTGATCTCTTTTTATTTAAGCTTTTCAACCTACCACAAAATTTTATCGACCATTACTTCCATCGTAAGACCAACACATCATGTTACCTAGGACCTAGACCTATCATGCAAGATTCTGGAGATCGTTGGACATTTACACTAAATTCTCAACGCAACATAGCATTTACCAACGAAAGATACAGCTTGCCTTTTGGAACTCCCCAAGCTTATGCCGGTGACGACTCTGCTTTGAATGGTTATGCGCACATCCGAACTGCATTTAAACCCGACGACTGGAAATTAAAAGCAAAAGTTGAACGTGGTAAAAAAATCTCATTCTGTGGATACCTCTTTGGTGATTCTGAACTTACCATAGACCTACATCAACTTCTAGCTCGTACATTAATAGCTCGTGACTCTTACACTCCAGTCGACACTTGGGATAATTATGCACACCTTCTAACACAATACACTCCTTCCAACAATTTAGAAGATGAATCATTATACCAAACCATCTACAACATAATCAAACCTAACACATCTCATCATAAACAAACACAATACATCCAACGCCATTACAATTAATACATCACCGACTAATTATCGAGATTGACCATAGATCTTACATGTCAATTTTTTAACTTGCTCTCCAAGAAATCAATAAACTGAAAAAAAAAAAAAAAAAAACACCCAAGA